TCATGGATTCAAACGGGCGTCGCACAGGGCGAGCATGACTTCCCGGCGGGCGCTTTTGGGAACGTGGGGAGGCAGGGGATTGCCGACGCTCACCACGTCATAGCTGCGGGCATAGTCCTCCGGATTCGCCGTCCGGCTGTCCCAGTTCCACCAGGACCACCGCCCGGCCCGGTTCCGGGGCGTCCACGGCTCGTCAAGCCGGACACGCTCCCGGCCGCAGACATCCATGACGGCCCGGCAGATGGTGAGGTCTTCCGGGGCGAGCGGGGGGATGGCGGCGCATTCCAGCGCTTCGGCGGCCATCCTGGCCGCCCGGCCGCTCAGGGCGTAGCAATTTCCGTAGGCGGACCGTTCGGACGGGTTCCGGGGGACCTGGTAGCCGGAGGCGTGCAGCGCAAGACCGTTATGCTGCATATCACGGACCCATCCGCCCGACAGAAGCGCCGTGTCGGAGTCAATCTTGACGACGGTATCGCCATCCTCCGCCCCCTTGGCCAGCGTGGCAATGATTCCCCGGACGCACTCCGGGCCGCGCAGGTTGCCGCAGCGGGGGAAAGAACTCCGGCGATACCGCGCCCCATACGCTACAAGAGCTCTCCTGGCCTCCGGGGGCACCGGGGCGGCGCTGTCGTCCACCACCGTAACCACCGCCTCCGGAAGAGCCGTCCTGGCGCACCGGACACAGGCCACGGCTTCCTGCGCGTCTCCGGCATAGGTGAAGGTGTATATCCTGATCATGACATTCCGGAGGGGCCGAAGGTTCCCGGGTGGATTAGGAGATAAACCGTGCCCGCCTGGTGCTGCACCACCTTGCTGCCGTCGATGGTGGCCAGATGGAAATAATATTCGTAAGGGGTTTCCCGGTCCTCCTCCGCGAGCCTGACGGGGTCGGAAACGCCGCCCGCGGCGGACAGAGAGGATCCGAGGTATTTCGCGTCCTTGTCCAGCTGGATCTTGAGCCAGATTTCCCCGGAGGTGACGGGGCTTTTCACCCAGCCCCCGGAACCGTCCCCCTCCGGAAGCAGCCCCCCGATATAGTTGCCGGCATAGATAGCCTTCCCCTTGCGGATGTAGGCGTCGGACACCTTGCCGTCGCTCCCGTAAGACAGGCGGCATTGGAATCCCACCTCGACGGCGCTGGTTCCCCACGCGGGAGGCTCCTGGGCCTGCAGCAGTTTTACGGACGGCCCGACGCTGGGAAGCTCCGGGACTTCATCGTCCGCTCCGGAAGAGCCTCCGCCTCCGCTGCCGGATCCTCCGCCCGAAGAACCGCCCCCGGCGGACGTGGACGAATCCGCCCAGGCCGTCCGGCGCAGCGCCTCGGCAAGCTGCCGGCTCCGGTCGATGGAGTCCTGCAGGGAGATCTGTTCCGGGGCCCCCACCGTCACGTCGGAAACTCCCGTTTTAAGGTCGAGGGATATTTCCTGGATGACGGACCGCATGGCTTCCCATTCTTTCAACCCTCCCGTGATGGAGAGGCGCCCCCCGCAGACCTGGTCAAAGTCGTCGTGGACGGTCGCGGATCCGTCATAGGGCAACGCGCGGGTGGCTTCGTAGTAGGATTTCAGGAAATTTTTATACAGTGCGGAGGTGTCGTAGCTGCCCGATGTTTCGTCGTCTCCGGAGCTTCCGCCGTCGTCGGACACACTTTCCACCGTCCCTGCCCTGTCCACCCGGTAGGATGCGTAGCCGACATTCGTCGTGGTCACTTCAAACGTCAATGTTCCGATCCAGCGGTCCCCGGTTCCGGATTTTCCGCCGTATTCCGGAAAATATTGTTTCACCGTGTCGGGGGGATCCGTCGCCCGCACCCGCAAATCCACCCGGACCTTGCCCCATTTGATTCTCGCGCTCTTTCCGTTGATCTGGCCGGAGGTCAGTTCGTGGGTGATGGCCGCGCTGCTGTATCCCCGGTGTTCCGCGTCAGCCGGCGTGATGGACGTGATTTTCGGACTGGCCGCCACTTCCAGGCCGGCGCAATCCTCCAGGGCCGGAGCCCAGCGTTTGACGCGGGCCGCCCACTGGGCCGTGCCGGTCGGGAATTTGTCTCCCCGGACAATCATCCGCGGGGCGTCGTAACCCAGCGAGTCCGTTTCCACAGGGCTGTATTGCCCGGCAGTGTCGGAGACCTTGACGCCGCCCGGAACGTCCACTTCCGCCGTCACCACATAGGGTTGGGACAGGGAGGCGCCTGAGGGATAGACGGCCAGCGCGCGCTGAACCCGGGAAACAACGGAGGCGTTGCAGGTCAACCCCACGGCCGGAGGCACCAGATCGGGACGCGCCTTGAGGGACAGGGCGCTTACGTCCACGGCGGACAGGTCGAGCACGACATCCGGCAAATGGGCATGGTCGGCAATGACCAGCGTGGCGGAGTCATCCGCGCCGTATTCAAACCACGCGGCCATGTTGGGGCGCCATTGCTGGATCTTGGAAAGCAGGGAGGCATACGTTTCCGACGCGTAGGCAAACGGAATGATTTCGGCATCCTTGTCGATCCGGAGGTCGTATTTGATGGGGACCAGGGCCGTGCTGACGGCGTGGTCCAGGACTCCGGAGAGGGCGTCCCGGATGTTCGCGGTCGCCTGTTTTTCCTGACCGCTTCCGCCTGTGCCTCGGCGGTATTCGGCAAAGATGCCGTTGGCGCGGCCATTCGCGAAGTACTGGATGTTGCTCAGGTTCCACCAGTAATCGCAAATCCTGATGTCCCAGCTCTCGGAGGTTCCTTCAAGGGAGTGTTCCAGGTCGATGGCCGGGCCGATGAGCAGGGTTTTCCCGCGCCAGACGACTTTCACTATTTCCCCTTCTTCAAACGGGCAGGAGGCAAACCGGGAGACCGGCGCGCGGAAGGAGACGGAGGCTCCCCCGAAGGAGAGCCGGTTGTAGGACGGGCTTTCGGCCATGTCCAGGAAGTCGGAGGAAGATACGTCAAGGGTTTTCACAGGAGGCGGCCCAGGGTGAAGTTGTAGGAGACAATAAGGCGCAGGCCCTGAACCTTCGGCTCGGCGTCGGCGATGACGGCTTCAAAGCGCTGTTCACGGCCGCAGGCGTCGGTCCAGGTCCATTCCCCCTTCCCCGCCGTTTTCCATTCGTTGAGCCATTCGTAAAAGGCGCTCCACGCGTCCATGTGGGAGGCGCATTCCCGCACGGTGGAGATGGTGAAGGACAGGGACAGGTTGCCGAATGCGTCCAGCCTGGGGAACGGGCTGTTGATGATCGGCGTGGCGGACGTGCCGAACTGCACCGGGAAAGCGTGTTCCGGCAGGGAGTCGAGCAGGAATTCCCCGGCGCGCACGACGGCACGCCCGTCAAAGGTGATGGAAAAGGGAGAGACGGTCGTGTCCATGCCTCAATAATGGTGGGGGGGGGTTCAATCCACGCACACCTTGCGGAGTGCGACTGGCCGCCCCTCCCCATGCAAACAGAGGGGCGGCCCCGGCTGTCATGCCCCGGCGGAGGCCGGGAAGGCGATTTCTTCCGTGGGCGTCAGGGAATTCAGGGAGGACGGTATCACTTCAAGCGTCAATTTCGGCGTGATCAGCTTGTTGTTTTCCGTGGGGATTTCCACCTTGAGCAGCGCCGCGACTTCCAGGACCATCATTTCTTTTTTGTCTTCCTGGTATTTGGTGAGGCGCGCCCATACCTTTTGCCCGTAGATGTTCCGGGAAAAGGGCTGCACTTCCTTCCCGGCTTCCAGCCTGTCGCACTGGTAAATCACCTGCCAGCAGACCGGATTAACCTCCGTGGAGTTAATCTCGATGGTGTTGCCCGTCACTTTGGTGTTCTTCCGCGTCACATAGGAGGTCGTGTCGCGGGAAAATACCGTGCGGGCGTCGTCTTCCGTGGTCGGCGTGATTTTGTAGTCGATGACTTCGTTGGCCATCATCCAGGCGTCGGAGTCCTTCGCCGGCTTGAAATGCTCGTCCACCGTGTCCGTGCCGCTTTCGGCCGTGACTGTCGTTCCGAACGGGCACAGGTCGAGAAAGGTGCCGACCAGCATTTCCTTGTTGTAGAGTTCTGACATGGTTGTTAGCTTCTTACGTAGTCAATAAAGGTCACTTTCCCGGCGTCGGCGTGGACTTTGTACACGTCTTCCGGGATGTGGACGATTTTTCCCCGCGCGGCGATGCCGTGAGGGAGTTCCAGCTTGTTGACGGCCACCCGGCATTTGACGATGCGGGGCGCCGGGGCAGTAGCGGCCTCCTGGGCCGCGGCGGTGGTGGGTTTAGTTGCCATGTTTGATAATCAGGGTTGTTTCCATCGTCAGGACGATGGACTTTTTCAGGATTTTGGCGAGAGCCGGCTTGGAGCTGGTAACGATTACCTCCGTCATCATCAGCCGGGCATGGTTGCGGCGCCACTTGTGAAAGCCCTCCTGGATGATGTCGGCAAGGTCGTCGGCGTCCCAGCCGTCACCGTCCAGAAGCGGGTTGCTCTCCACGGTGACGTGCCATCTGGCCGTGCTTTTGCCGCTCCTGCTCAACTTGTCCGGAACAATTTCCGGACGCTCCATGACGATGACGGTTTCCAGGGAACCGGTCACCCTCTTGATTTCTTCCTCAAAGGAACCGTCCCATGCCTTAATAATGATTTCCGGGTCTTCCCCGTTGTTGGCCGCGGAGCAAATTTCCACGGCCCGCTGACAGAGGACTTCCGCAAATGCAATGACAGGCGACTTCTTCAGGGTTTTCTTCATATCGGATTGCTCCAATCCTGGTGTTTCGGCCCTCCGTAAATGACGTCGCTGGGCTGGTGCCCATCGTAGGGGGCAAACTCGACTTCACAGGCAGCCACGGCGCGGAGTTTCGCGCGGGCATCCTGATATTGAGCCGCCCGCGCCGTCCCCTGCAGGGATTCGCTTGAACCTGGCACGGAGCTGGTGACGGCATCCCGCACCAGAATGCAGGTGGTGAATACCAACTCCGCGGGAACGGAACTGGAATCCATCGCAATCCTGGCATTTCTGGGGCAGGAGTTGACTGCAGCCGCCACCTCGTTGCAGACCTCGCGGATGATGTCGCTGATTTTGTCCCGGGCAATGGAAGTAATTTCCTTGTCCTGGCAATAGCGGGCAACCGCTTCCGGAGTAATCCTTACGAGGGCCATTGTTTCAATAAGGTTATACCTTGACGGCAAGGACGGCTTCCTGTGCCGTGCTGTCGCCTGCGGACGTTTCAGCTGCGATTTTCAGGCGCAGCCAGGGGCCGGCCTCCAACGGAACGCGCATGAACACTTCTCCGGAGCCGGAACCATTGCTCTCACCCCCCGTCGCAACCAGCTTCGGGGAATCCAGTTCCGTCCAGGCATCACCGTCCTCGGACGATTCGACGGTGAGGGTCATCGTCTTGCCGGCGGCCAGCGCGGGAAGCTCTTCGTGCTTCAATGAAATGACAGCGCTGTCGATGCCTCCTTTCTGTCCGATATGAATCGGGGCAGACGTTACCGTCTTTCCGGTTCTCGGCATCTTCAGACGGATCGTAAGCGCTTCGTCATTGCGGTACATATTCTTCATCATGTGGTGTGTTTCTCCTTTCTGCGGATAAAAGGTTAATTTTTGAGGGCAAGGGAGTTGCGACGGGCGCGGAAAAAGTCTTCCGCAAATGCGGCGCGGACACTGGACAGTGATTCGTCATCAAGCAGGGAATCCACTTCCAGAATCTTGATTCCCATCACGGAATCGGGTTCAGGGGCGATCATGCCCGTTCCGCCGTTTCCGGTGGCAGGCGTAAGGGTTCTGGATTCCTGCAACAGCAATTTCACATTGCCGTTCATAACCACATAGGAAATCATGCCGCGCAAGGCCGCAGGAAACAGGCTCTTCGCCTTGGCGACAAGTTTGTCCGTCAAGGGATGCTGGGCGCTGATGTTCTTGATGCGGGCCACGGAAAACGGAGATTCCACGGCAATGCCCGTCCAGCCTTCCAAACGGGAAGTATAGGCCCTCATTGTTCCTGATTCCCCGTCTTCCGTATTCCTGGCCACGGTCTCTTCCTGCACCGGAGACATGGAAAGCGTCTTCTTGTTCCCCCATATGGAGTGCAGGAAGTCGTCACCCAAAATGACCAGGTAAGCGGAAGCTCCGGAGTTGTCGGCGCGGTTGGCTTCCGAGTCTTCCTGCTTGGAAGGATCTGCGGAAATGGTCATATAATCCCCCATCTGTTCAGAAATAGCCGGGAACACATTTTCCTGTTCCGGAAGCCTGTACCACATCTGCAGGGCAATGGAGGCCATGGCACCCAACGTAACGCTTCGGGTTTCCTTGGTGAGCAGCTGCGCCCCCCTGGCGGAGCTGGTGACAACGGCCTTGTCCACCGCAATAGGTCCGTCAATGTAGTAGCACTTAACGGTTTTATTGGTGTATTCGGTCGTCAGGTTCTTGGCTCCGGCATTGGCCGGACGAAACCCGAAACGGGGAATGCCGGTGGGCATATTGATTTCGTACTGCGTTCCGTCAATAACGGTAACGGGAAACGCGGTTACTTCCGGGGATGCAAGTCCAACAGAACGGACTGCGTCAAGGGCCTTGATAGATCCTGTTCCTTCCTGCTGAAGCACGTCCAGCAGGGTCATAAATTCTTTCGCGGGCATATTACTTGTTCAGGTTATTGAGTTCGGTTTCAAAGGAGCTGCGAAGAGCCGCGGTTCCCGTGACGGGTTCTTTTGGAGAGCCTTCCGGCTTGCCGGCATTCACGTCATCGAATGCGGGATTTTTCGGCAGGGCGTTCAACTGCTTGCTGGCGGCAATATAGTCTTCCGTCAGGGCTCGTTCCCAAAAGGTCTTGGATGCTTCATCCTTCGGGGCGATTTTGCCCGCAGCAATGGCATCGGCAACGTCCTGGACGGCGCGTTCCTTCACCTGCTTCCTGGATGCGGCAATTTCTTCCTGGCATTTCGCCAGCTCCTTCTTGCTTGCTTCCAATTCGTCGGAGCTGGCCTTGCCTTTGTCCTGCAGGGCCTTGATGCGCTCCAACACGATAGCCTCGGCATTTTCAGCCTTGGCTTCTTCCTCGGTCAAAATGCCGAGGGCAACGAGTTTAGTGATGTCCATGTCTCGGTTGGTTGTATGGTTGTCTTGCTGGTCGAGGCCCTCCTTGGGCTTCTCAAGGTCTCTATTGTCGCCCGGTTTCCCGGGGTCTTCAACGTCGTCAAAATGGGCTACGTCGCCCTCCATTCGGCTGGCGGCAATGCGTTCGATGTCGTCAAATGCGGGGTCATTGACCAAGGAACCTACTTCTATGGATTCCGGCAACAGGCCGAGGATTTCCCCGGTTCCCTTGTCGCGCCGGAAGCGGGGGCTGTGATAGCCGTAATTGCCGCCTTCCACGTCCGTTCTTCCCTTCTCCGTCCATCCTTCCAGTTCCAACACAACGCCTTTTTCCTCGTTCCACACAAACCGTCCCGGCTTGTAAGAGGCGGGCCCCATCTCATGATCATAGAGCCCGACCGGTTTGACGTTGCTGGATAGCTTGGCTTCCAGGTCGGCATTGAGCCGGGGAACGCAGTCGGACGTTACCCGCACCACACACGTTCCCGGCTGGCCGTTGAGCGAGCATTTAATAGTATGTTCTCCTTTGGGGGCCCACAGGATAGCCATGGGAGCCTTGCCGTGGTTGCCGGCTACCGTCGTTATCAGCGTACTCATGCCCCCATGATGAGGCACAGTGGAGGTATGGGGCAATAGACGCAAAATGGGCTACAAAATATTCAAGCCGTAACGATCAGGAATAAAATCCCGGCTGGCCGAGAATAATATCTTGCCACCTCCCAAAGTTTTACGTAATATTATAATGGTATTGGGAGAGAATTGATTTCTCAGTCCCTGCTCTATTGAATTAAGAAAAAACACTAATTAAAAAAGAAAGGTACTTACCATGAAAATGATTTTTTTATGGGCCACATGTTTAGTTGTCATAACCGGTTGCAATGCTCCTCAAGAGAATCATGATCAAATTGAAAACGGTGGAACAAAAATAGAAAACAAGTCGGAAAATTCTAATTTTTACGGCACTTATGAAGGAACTCTTCCCGCTGCCGATTGTGAAGGTATAAAGACGACACTGACATTAAATAAGGATAAAACTTATATACTGAGGAGCGAATATATAGGAGAAGGAGAAAAAAGCGCAACTTTCGAATCAAAAGGTCATTATAATTTGATAAATGGAAACTTGATTGAATTATCTCTAACCTCTTCTAATGAAAAATCTTATTATAAAATACTTGATGGTAGTAAATTAATGTTGTCAGACAAAGAAGGATCAATTAATCAAGGAATCTTATCCGAACATTATATTTTAAAAAAGAAATAAAACTATTTCTATAACAAATCTTTTTTCTACTCCGCCGCAGTTTCCCCTCTGCGGCGGTTTATTTTACACCGTCTTTCAGCTTAGCTCTCCTAGTCAATTTATCCAGTCTTCGGAACCTCCCCCGTCATCAAGCATGGCATCCATGAAGTGTTTGAATGCTATGCCCGTAAGTTCTTCCATATCCGGAAAAGCCTCCGGCCATGGCGCAAAGATCTGCGACTTCTTGAGCTTATAGACGGCCCTGACTCCGCCATGCCCGTCCGATTCAAAAAGGCAGCCCGGCTCCAATCCGGAGCCGGTCATGCTGTTGCGAAGGTTGAGGATGCTTTTACGAAGAGTGAAAAGTTTGCGGCCCGTCATAGAGGCGTAAGCGCCAGCGCGAACGCCGTGCGCCTCCGGAATGACAGGAATGGTCAGCGCCTGGGCCCGCTTGGCCGTCACCGTGCCGCCGTAGATTTTCAATAACAGGGATTGTGCAAGGTCTAGAGGTTCCCCCCCGTTCCCCTCCCCTGCCTGCCCGGTGAGGTAGATGCGGGCACCGTCCGCCGTCGTCTCGGCAAACCAGTTTCGGGCAATGTCGTTGGCCCACCCGGTTTTCTTCCTTCCAGGCCCGTGGGTCGGCAGGGACGTGTTTTCAAAGTGTCCGGATTCCGCCTTGTTCCTGTACCAGGACGAAAGCCAGCTTTTCACTCCCTCCCCCATGCGTTCATTGGCTTTCGCCAAACTTTCCGGAGCTGCTATTTTTTTCACTTCTGCAATTACCGGGTCAACACCGTTCAAGTCGATCGTCAGGTTCATATCTCGTCTTCAATCCGATTGATTTCCCACCCCTTCCGGTAAGCTTCCGCGCTGGCGTCCCACAGGGCTTCCTGCAGCAAATCATCATTGGTGAGGTCCATTTCCGGAAGGCGGGCAAGCACAGCGGCCAGTTCCGCCCGAAATTCATGATCAGAAAGCCCGGAACGGGCTTTGCCGATCAATTCCCGGACAAAATCAGCGCATGGCTCGGCCCACGCCTGTAAAATTTCTTCTGCGGCCTTTTCCGCGTCCTGCTCCAACTCGACGGCCAGGGCGAGCGGAGCTAGTTTTTTCCCTCGGAGGCAGCGGCTTCAACGGCATCCCCGTATTGGCCCGGAGCGGAACCGATAGACGGGGCTTTTCTCAAGACAGGCTCGCCGGAACGCGGCTTGGGTATCTTGACGATGGTGCGGGCGAATTCTTCTCCTACATCCATGATTTCCGCCGCTTTGGCAACCGTTTCCAGGGCTTCTGCGTCAATGCCGCGGATAGAGGGAACAAATTGAGGGAGACGGGAAGGAATATGCCCGTAATTCAAGTGGATGATGGCAGGAATGAGTTGGGAATTGAGAATATTCGCCACGGCCTGCCCCGCGTCTTCAATGACCTCTTTGCGGATACCGGCATGCACTTTGCCAAGGGCATACGCCCCTCCGTCCCCCTTGGAACTGGTCAACGTTTGTCCCAGGATCAGGTTGTCGCATTGTTCGTCCGCCAGTTTGATCAAATCCGCCTGGGGCAGCCCGTTGGCTCCCTTTACGGCGTCATGAAGCTGAAACTCCATATTCTGCGTTGTGACGGCCCATCCCCCGGAACCAAGGTTTTGCAGCATTTCCGCCGCCTCCGTTTTTGCTTTTTCGTCACCCCTGACTTTAGCCGTCCGGAAAGGGATGCCGAAAAGCTCGCAAAACGTCATCAGCCAGGGCAACCCGTAACAGGCGGCTCCGAACCATCCCACAAGACACCGGAGCTTGGCGCCAAAAATAGGGTGGAACACGTCGGCCTTATTCAGCCCAATCAGGAACTTGTCCGGGGGAAATTCTTCTCCTTCCAGGTCGTTTTCCAGGCCGTTGCGGAAAAGGAGCAAACGATCCTTCCTGCCGTAGTTATATTCCCATGCGTAAAATTGAGCGGAAAGAGGCTCGTAACAGCGGGGGTAGATGATATCATCCGACGCCCATTTGATTTGATGAACGGTGTTGCCGCAAGTAAGCATATAGGTCAGGGATTTGAGCAAATCGTCTGCTCCCTGCTCTACCGTGTCCGGTTCCGGTTCTGACCGCCAGAAGGCGGATTCGACAAGCTCCGCCATTTCCTGCGCTTCCGGGGTCGGTTGCTGTCCTTTTTCCGTCCAGGGCATGACTGTCCATTCCATGCGGGCAACGGCGTTTGCTATTTCCCCAAGATTCTTCCGGAGACGCGGCCATTTTTCCAGCATAGCCATAAAGAGCTGTTCCTGCCGGTCCAGCCGCCCGGAAGCAATGGACTCTTTCAGAGATTTCAGGGATTCCGGGTCAAGTTCGGAGGCTGGCCAGTGCTTGAATTTATGATCAGCAAACGGAGAAACCAATATCTGGACCGCCTCTTTCACCTTGCCGCGAAGCCTGGGAAATAATGCCATGAACGAATAGAGATTTAAGGATTAAACAAGCTCCTGCGCCATGCTGAACGCATCGTCGCAGCGGTTCAGCCAGCCCTTCCCGAACACAGGAAACTGCTTGCAAGAGCGGTAAAACGCCTGACGCTTCTCCTGCAGGGCGATAAGGAACACCGCTTCACCCGTGGCGGCCAGCTGGTCCTGTAGTTCCTGCCGGGTCTTGGGGCCGACAATCCCGTCCACCACAAGCCCGGCGCCGTGAATGTTCAGCGCGCGCTGCAAAATCTTCCCGGTATTCCTGCTCCCGGAATTGAAATAATGATCCCGCAGGATGAATTCAACGCCAGGAAAAGCGTCGGAACCCAGCCAGGAGCGCACGGCGGCGGTATTATCCAGGACATACTGGAGACAACCTTCCCAGGCCTCTTCACGTCTTCCGGCATCCAACAGGGCCTTCAATCTGTTAAACACGGCCGGTTCAATGCCGTCGCAAATGCCGCAAATCTCCCACTTGCCGCCCTTGTCGGCGGCAGGAAGGCGGGAAACGCGCAGGGAATCCGGCCCGGTAACGCGGCTGTCTTCAAACCGGAGGATAGCCGCGGCCATCTTTCTTTCTATAGTATTCATTCGTTCAGATTGTCGATAAGTTGCACAAGCCGCTTGCCTTCCACGGTGTAGCAATGGCACTTGGCATGCAAATGCCACTCATTAAATTGAGCCAGGAAAAAAGCGGCGTCTCTTTCGGTAAGAAAAATTTTCATCCATTGCTCCTTTCCGGGTTCGTCCACAATGAGTATGTACAGGGTAGGCATACGGAAACTATTGATTATTAACTAAAGGGAACTTGTAAGAAAAACTTTACAGTTGGTGTTATCGTCCGCACCGAAAAAAGTACAAGAGAATGGCCAGTGCAGTGAGCCATACCCCGATACCATATCCAGGTTCCCCTATACACATGAGGGTAAATCCCAAAACTGTTGCTGATAAAATGGCCATTAACGACAGAAAGAATTGTTCTTCATTCACTTTTCCAGCTTCCTTTCTATGTTTTCGATTCTGACGGCAAGTAGTTGGATCGCCTTGGCCGTCTCCACCTGGGCCTGCGTCTGCATGGTCATCAGATCACAAAGGCGGTCATTGTGGTGGCTGACCACCTCCCCGATGTACCAGCATGCCCCGCCGCATATCGTCAGCGACATCAGGACGCAGGCAAACACGGGGGAAGCCTTGGCAAAATCCAGGAAACGCGCCGGTACTTCGGAGAGCTTACACATGGCCTTATTTCTTGGAAGGTACGATCTGAACAACGGGCGGAACGTCCGTTTCCGGCTGGGCCTGGGAATAGGAAATATGCCCCTGCTCAATGACGAGGCAGGAGCCGTCTTTGCATACCTCGGTGCGGCCCGGCGTCACGTCCACGGAGTGCCCGCAGCCCTGGAACAGGGAAAAACCAAGAGCACCAACAGCGGCGTAGGCCAAGCCCAGCAGAACCTTTTTCCACCAAGTGGACGTGCCGGATGCCTTGATGCCCAGGTAGTCCCGGACATCACAAAGTGCGTGTCTGCCGATAATGGGCAGGGCTTGCTGCGCCAATCGCACAAACGCTTCCCGCTGTGAATCGGTTAAATCTTCCCAGGACTTCCAGCCGCTGCCGTTATCCTCGGAAACTACCCTATAAAAATCCTTGGCGATAGCCTCGGCATGATTGCATTGATTATTAGTAGTCATATGATTATGTTGTTATTGATTAGTAGTGAAAAACTTGAAAAACGCCACGGCGGCGGGTTCCGTGATGATAAAAGCCGGGTAATCACGGGAAGTGAACACCCTGCGCCCGCCCTGCGGATTGACAGCCTCCACGGTCAAATCCACGGCAAAAACATATTCCCTATGATCATTTGCAGTATCATAATTCATAGTCACACACAGCCGCGCCCATACCTGACAGGCCTGCCATGGCTCCGCCAGTCCAACCAGAGCGGCAACGACGGCCTGCATGGCCGGTGCCTGCTCCGCCGGTATCTCGTCCTGCGTATAGCGTGCCGGAGGTCTATATCCGCCCTTGTCCTGATAAATGGGCGTCAGAGTGAATTCCTGCCATGTTCCAGGCTTCGGAAACTGAATTTGTATTTCTGCGTCGTTCATCATTAGAGAGGTATGTTAATGTCCACAAAATCAGCCGTTTCTTCGGCTTCAATACAGTTGCGGGATATCGCATCCAGACCATAGAAAACCGGATTAACATTTCCGGGATGGTAATAGGTGTACTCTCCGTTCCCTGCATAAACGTAAGCGTCGCCAGCCGCATTATTCACAACATCAGTCACCCAGCTGGAAATGCCGGGGCCAGTCTCAAAATTACTGACACCGCGGCATGTGGCAATTTGATACAGATTATTCCCCTGACCTCCGGTGAGCATGAGCCAGAGCGCTCCTGTATCTTCATACCTGGCAATACTGGCGACAGATTTTTGTTGATAGATAATCTTGGCAATCGTCCACGGAACAGGCTCATTCTGACTGGCCGGAATAAAGCTGGTTGTAGTCTTAACCTGCCAGCTGTCCGTATTGTTAAGCGCAAAAATCTCACGCACCCGCACCGTATAACCGTTGCGGTCCGTATTTCTCACGTTATCAAAAGTAATATCCAGAATTTCGCCGTGATTGTAAGCCAAACCGTTTGCCGGGATAATACTGTAAGAATCTATGGAAAGGTCGGGACGAATCGTCTTCCCGCCGCGGCCGATACCAAAGGACAACTTTGCGGCATTGGTAGCGCGCCAAAGGAAAGAGAACCCGGCGAAACTGGAATAATTCCAATGAGGTCTGACCCCCTCAAAGTTCGCCTGAATGGTCGAATGAGTATTCTTGAAAACGTTAATTCTAGCCAAATGGTAGGGAACTATTTTGAGGACTGTCGAAGTTCCTGATGTGGTAATGGCCTCCGTATTAAGGAAAGCATTAGAGGTCAGGAGGTCCGTCACTCCGGCCAAGCCTGCGGCATGCAGGCGGTTGACCGCGCCCGTATCCGTCGGCGCGCCCACGGCAAGCGGGATGTTGATGCCGCCGTTAGCGTTGACGGCCCCCGCCGCCGTAAGCCCTCCGGGAATCGTCATGTTGCCTGATGCGTCCACTTGAGGGATGGCCGCCAGGGCGTTAGCCGCCGCCGTCGCGGATTTGGCCGCGACGGCGGCGGATGTCGCGGCATTATCGGCAGCCGTGGACGCGGTGGCGGCGGACTGGCCAGCCGTCCGCGCCGCAGCCACGGCGGTCGCGGAGGATTGGCGCACATCCCGCCCCAGGCTGTCCAGTTGTCGCGCGGTAGCCAGCTCCATTCCTCCCAGGGTGATGCCGTCGTCATAGTCCACCACCACGGTCATCAGCGGGGCCATCGTGCCGTTCACCGTGGGCGGGTTAGTCACCTCCGTGATCAATCCGCGTCCGGGGACGGAAGGGGTCAGGACGGCGTGCATGCCCAGCGCGTAGGGCGTCATCTCGGTCCCTTCGCACACCTGGATGATAATGACATCTCCACGCGTCAGGGGAACGCCCGGCGTAAATACCCACGTGGCCGGCTGGCCGCTGCTCAAATCGGACACATAGGCGGAGGTTCCGATCAGGCTGTAAGCGCCGTCCGTCAGTTTCCAGATCCGCAGGCAATATTGATTAGTGGCCGGATTCTCGAAAAAATACACGGTGGAAATACTCGTCAGTCGGCAGCTGTCGGGCAGATGCCCGGCCAGAATCTCGTCTCCCCACGTGAACGCGTAGCCTCCGACGATGGTCCAGGTGTCGGAGGCGTCTCCGCTGGACAAGGTGGATTGCCCGGTTGCCGCGGCCAATTCCACGCCCGCCTCCTTGAGAGCTCCCGGCAATTTATTTGCTACAGCCTCATTGACCAATTCCCCGCTTTCCACCTGTTCTTCCAGCGTTCCCACAAGCTGCTCTGCTTCATCCCGGGCCGCTTCGGCCTGTCGTACAAGTTCCTCGACCACAATGGACGGGTTTTCCACAATGGTCACGGAGCCGTCTTCCGTTTCGGGGATGGAGACATCAAGAGCACCGGCCACGGCCGCGGCCTCATTCGTTCCGTCCGGAGGCGTAACGCGGGACATTACATGCACGGCTCCCTTCAACAAGGGGTATTCTTTGCCCGATGCGTCGGTCAGAAAAATATCATATGCGCCGCATCCGGCGGCCAGCCTCGGCCATGTCACCAATGCCGTACTCACCCCCGTAACGGCACAGTCCAGCATGATCACCCCATCCTGTACCACCGCGCCGCGTAGCGTCATGCCGCTGATGTCCATATCCTCACCGGAAGGAGAAATAAAATGCAGCGCAAGAGACTGCGGCAGGGATTCCGTGGCGTGTACGTTGTAGTTGGCGGCTTGCCTCATGCACGCATTATCGCCCCAACGTGAGGGAGGGTACAACAATGTCAAAATGGGCTACGAACAGTCCTAAATGGGATAAAATTTCCCCGTATGTTTGACGGCGTGCTGACTCTTGCCCACAATAGGCCTGTTGCCCTCTCCTGTCCAAACTCCGGAAGATCCACGAAAGGAAGCCCATATAGCCCCCAGCAAGGCGTCCGCGCGATCAGGAGAAGACAGGTTGCGAGCCTTCATTTTCTCCTTCTTCTCGTTCCTGAGCCTGGAATCGTCCGCATATTCTTTCTTCCGGGTAGTCAACTGCACGAAAAGCGTCTTGTCCGGCCGCCTGGACCTGATATGCACTCGCCCGGTCATGAGTTCCAGTCCGGCGTCATTCCAGCATTCCGCCGAGAGATTGATGTAGCGGTCGCGGTCTTCCGGAGGGTTGTTCCCAAAGAACTCATTCGGATACCAACCTGATTCATTAAAATCGCTGATGACAGCCAGGCCCATGCCCGGAGCGTCCACCCACAAATCACAATCCGCAATGCCCAGCCCCTTGAGGGTGGCAATGCACTTGCGGACACTCTGCACCGTGTCCCGCTGTCGTTCCGCGTATTCAATCCAGGCTTCGTTTCCGTCGCAGATGGCAAGGACTGTTTCATCCCCGCCCGCGGCAATGTCCAGGAAGGCCACGGGGCGCCCCCTGCGCGGCTCGTAGGGCTGCCGCTGACCCCATTCCAGTTTTCCAGGGTCAATGATGTACAAATCTCCTTCCAGCGTGAATTCCGCCAGCACGACGGAACGGAAATAGGAATCATCCTCATTACCCCCCACACGGGCCAGAATGCGGTCAATGCGCTCCTGGGAGATATGGGGGCAATCAAAGGCCGTTACCACCATCGGACAGAAGAGGTCTTTTTCCTCGTGGAAACAGCGATAAAATTGCCCTTCCGGCTTGCCTGGGGATGAAAGGTAGATGCAGAATTGAAGCGTACATCGTTCAATGGCGTCAAAGATTTCATCTGGAACCGTCTTTGCCTCGTCCACCACGAAAAACACGGGGGAGGAAGGATCATCTCCGGTAAACTCGTCAACGTCAAACAGACGGGCTTTCTTCTCGCTGCGGGGGTCTTCCTCATCCTGTTCCTTCCGCTCATCCTTGAATTCGTCCGTCACACGCCCGTGCCAGCCTTCCGCCTTCCCGGCGTGGTTGGTGGAAAAGCCTTCGATGAATCCCCCTTCCGGCGTTTCCACGCGGCAATTCTTGAGCCATTTCCAGCCCGCAAGGGATGGGTTGTTCCGGTGCCGTTCCAGGGCAGGCCAGAGCTGGTTTTTTACCTGGCGCCATGAGCCGGACGTAATAGGCATACGCCCACGGGGGTAGCGCCAGAGAAACCATAGGGCAAGGATACCAATTACCTTGTCCGTCTTGCCGGAACCATTAGCAGCGCGCAGGGCAACCCGCTTTCCCCGGGCAGCCCTTTCAAGGGCCCGCATCTGCCATTTGTACAGCCCTGTTTCCCCCAGAATCAGGGCGGCAAAGATGACGGGAGAGTCTTCCGGCCTGACCGGAGCCCCTAGCTTTCTTCCTCTTCGGACCATATTTCTCTCAAGGCTGTCACTAACGGAACGATTGCTTCTGCTGGAAGTTTATGGGTCACCTCTACGTTTTTTTCTCCACCTTCCAGAGCCAACGCCGCACGGTCTCCGTACTTCTTCGGCATCAGCTTGGCAAGCATCCATTTGAGTGTGTCTATTTCCAACTTGACCGCCTGCAACATGGTTCCCCCTATTTCGGCACGTGGGGCCACTTCATGCCCTTTCTCCACAAGGTCAAGCAACTTGTCTTCTAGGGCGGCAAGCCGTTCCTCGCACGCGCGCGCGTATTGGTTTGCAAAATCCGCGTTCTCTCTGGCCCAATTCATCACCGTGGGATGGGGAATGCCTTCCTTTTCGGCAGCCTTCCTCAGACTATCCCCGCAACGTATATGACCGCAAATGCGTTCAGAGAGGGCAGCGCTATACCTGGAAACATTTCCCTTCTTCCCGGTCCTCTCTTTCTTCATTTCGCATACTCCTTGTTGATTTTTTCCCACCCTGCCGGAGGTATATCGTCCTGGCGGGGAACGTACGCCTTTCCGGAGAGTTTCACATATCCTTCAATCCAGCGCAGCCCTTCCGCGTCAATACAGCGTTCAAAGCTGGGGCAGTCCGCGTTATCGTAGAGGATACTATCAGGTTTACGCTCATAAGCGCTACATTCCATACTACCCGGGTTGAGCTTCTTCTTGGAGCACAAAAGGCATTTCATCAGGAGAGGGTGGGATGTTTTGCATCCTTTGAAATCAGACTCCCAAATTCTCTTGTGCGCTGGTGATGTTTCTTCTTTCATATCATTATTGTATCAATTCACAGTCAATGATCAATTTCCCGTTCTGATTATGGAATTGGAGAAATTTGAGGGTTCCTCCCTTCTGGATGATGATTTCATCTTCACTGCTAAAATAGGTTTGCGGGCTAAGGCCGTCCCAGTCCTTACCGGCCCCTGCCCCGAATCTGGAAAAGGGCTCTGCATAAATGGCACGGGTTTTCTTCTTCAGGAGAATTCTGAACAACACGGGACGGTTCATGAATCCTTTCCCCTCCGCTACGGCAGCAGACATGAAACCTTCGTCTTTGAGAGGGTTTCCCACTACGGAGAGATTGAGCATATCAACCAGCTCGTCTGTTATTTCTTCTCCTTTCCAGTTCAAAGCGTCTTTCAATTCCTTGTAAACCCCACAGCCACGGAAAACAACCATGTCTTGAGGCACTTTGCATCTGTCAATGACTTTGGCGATCTGTTTCGCCTTGGCGTTGGACTTCCCCTTCCTCAAATCGTTGTTGATGCGGGCATATCCATTTCCGGTGTAGGAAAACAAAGCGTTCTTTTCCAGTCTGGATGCCTTTGCCCACACTTCCCCGGTAACGCTTCGCAAAAGGTCATCAGCTTCCTTATCCGTCAACGGGGCAGGCATCTTCACCTTGGGGACATCTCCCAGGCTGACCGTGTGCGTGACGGCTGAGACTGGCGCAGGAATGGGAGCAGAGGGAACCTTGATGACTTTCTCCGCCGTTTCCCTGGCCTTTTTCGCCACTTCCTGTGAGGGAAAGACAACCTCATCAGATTTGTCCTGTTTGACTCCCCAGCGGTCTTCATAGACCTTTTTCAATTTGGCCTTCAGTTCCTCCGGCAACTTCGCCGTACTGGCCTTCTTGCCGTACCCGTACCGTTCAATCAGGTCAATCCCGAAGCGCTCCGCACCCCTTGGACGCTTCAACGGCTCCCCGGGTTTGAGTAGTCCCAGCCGTTCGCATTCTTCCCGGGAAACAGGCTCCTGATCCATGTAGGAGTTGAAGCCGAACGGCGGCCAGGGGACCTCAAAGCCCCCGAGGCTGGCGGCGTTCATTTCGTCTGCCCAAAAAGTAAAGTCGGTTTTAAGCCGGACAGCATCTTCGTTGACGACATGAACAAGCCGCTTTGTCTTGGCTCCCGGAAAGCGGATGAACCGGAAAGCAGGCCATGCTTTGAGATTGGCTGGTTTCATGGATGCCTCCCATTGAGCAGCCCCAATGCTTTGCCGGACGTTGGTCTTGAAAATGAGCTTCAGACGGGCCAGAGCACCGATGTTTTTAATATCGTTGTGATACTTCGGGCCTTCGGCGTCCGGTGGAACAAGCCCCTCGGTTTGGAGCCATTGAAGTGCCTGGTTGGAAAAGTCCGCGGCGCTTCCTACCTTGATAACCGTTTCCCCATTGGGTAAAGTCTCCTTTTCTCCTGTCAGATAATTCTTAATCAACCTGTGCAGCCGTTCCAGCAATCTGATATTCTCCACCTTGGAAGAGAAAAACTTGTTTTCCTTCATGGCAGCGTTCAGAGCAGCCCATTCCTTTGAATCCATGCCGGAGGGTGTGGGATGTTTTGCCAGGAATTTTTCCAGGGGTGTTACCATAGAGGCAATTCTGGATGTTCAAAGGGGGGAGGTTCAATCTTGCCAAATTGGGCTACGTGATGTTCCAGAATGCGGACGGCGGGAAGACGGTAGAGTCCGGCGGATTCCAGAGCATTGATAATGCTGTTGGCGCGTTCTTCGGCTTCCTGTCTGTCGTTAGTACCAAGTCCCAGCTCGACAAGTTTGCCTTTCTTTCTGGGATCCACCAGAAGCGTTAAGCGCAGTTTGTAGGATCCGGGCTTTCCTCGCCGCGTCGGCTTGTTTTTTCGCAGGGATGGTTTGGGGGGTCTCATTTGTTGGTGACGGGATAATTCTGTTCTTCCTCGTATTTTGTGAGTTCCGCGGTCCAGCGGAATTGAATACGCCCCAGCCGTCCGAAGCGGTTTTTGCCGATGATCCACTGCGCTTCCGTGGGGTCGTGCTTGTCGGGCTTGTACATGTAGGGGCGGTGGATCATGATGATCTGGTCGGCGTCCTGCTCAATGGATCCGGAGTCGCGCAGGTCGGAAACGACCGGTTTGCCCTGGGCGTTCCCGGCTCTTTTTTCCACGTCGCGGTTGAGCTGGGCCAGCACCAGGACGGGAATATTGAGTTCCTTGGCCAGGGATTTGAGGCCGGCGGAGATTTCCGAGACTTCCCGTTCCCGGCTTCCCCGGGCCTGCTGGGTCGTGGAGCGCACCAGCTGCAGGTAGTCCACGCCGATGCATTTGACGCCGTGTTCCCGGACCATCCGGCGGCCCCGGGCTCTGATGCTGTCAATGGTGAGGGAGCTTTCGTCGTCGATGTGCAGCGGAGCGGCCGTGATTTTCCTGACGGCGGCCGTGAAATGCTGCTGCTGTCCGACCGTCATCGGCTTGCCGCGGCGGATGTCGTCGGAGTTGATGCCGGCCATGCCGTAGAGGACACGTTCCAGGAGCTGGGATTTCGGCATTTCCAGGCTGAACATGCCCACGGGGGTTCCCTCAAGGCAGATGTTGGTGAGGATGTTGACCAGGGCGGCGGTTTTCCCGACTCCGGGCCGGGCGGCAAGCACGATCATGGCGCCGGGCTGCAGGCCGTCCAGGGTCAGGTCCAGGCGGCGGTATCCGGAGGAGATCCCTTTGATGGCTCCGGGGTTGTTCATGCGCCATTGCAGGTTTTCAATGATGGCTCCCACGGCCCCGCGGATGGTTTCGGTCTGGCGGACGCCGCACCGGTCCCGCAGGGCGGACATGCCGCGCTCGGCTTCATCAAGGGCTTCTTCCGCGCTTTTGAGCTGATCGCCGGCAGCTTCCGCCATCCGGGAGGCAAACGCGAGCAGCGCATGTTTTTTGGCGGCTTCCGTGACCATTTCCAGGGCGGCGGCGGTTTTGTACCGGGCAAGGGCTCCGTAGGTGGCCGTTTCCACGACTCCGGCGTGTCCTCCCACGGCGTCAAGCTGGCCCTGGGCTTCAAGGCGGGCGATGACGGTGAGGGCGTCCACGGTTCCTCCCGTGCCGGCGACGGTTTCCAGGGCCGTCCAGATTTGCTGGTGCGCCGGGAGGCTGAATGTCTGGCGGTTGATGCCCTTGTCCCGGAGGTCCGCCAATGCCTGGGCGCCGTCCATTGCCTGGGAGAGCACCAGTTTTTCGGCGTCAATGAGTGTCTGCGAGTCGATCATGTTGTTGAAGTTGTTGGGGGTTAGAGTTCCTGAAGGTTCGAATAGGGGTCTCCGTTTTCAGGAGGCGGCGGATGGTTGAGGGCGTAGCTGGTGGCGAAGCTGATGGCGTCGGATTGCCATTTGGTCACGGGGATGCCGTTGCGGGTCCAGTTGACGGCGTCCCTGCTTCCCCAGTAGGCCGTGGCGCAGTCCGGTATCTGGTCGGGAGCCAAACGCACACGCCCCGCAAAAGCCGCGGCCTGCAAATGAGCTTCGACTTCCTCCACGGTGCATGGAGAGGGGGTAAGGGGGTGAATTCCTTCCTTCCCTTCCTTCCTTACGGTTTCTTCATGGGTTATGTCTGGGTTATTAAAAAAAACCGACTGGGTTTCTTCTGGGTTTTCGGAAATAACTGACGTTGGTTTTTCGTGGGTTTCCTTTTCGGTTTCTACACTGGTTCCAATGTCGGTTTTCCTGGGTCTCCCCCCAAGTTTTCCATTTTCACGGGCGGTCTTCCGGCGCGTTTGCACGCTGGCCTGAATTTCATGCGGATAGCCGAATACGACGAGATTGTCGCCGTCAAAGTGGTAGAGTTCGTTTTCCACGCTGATTTCCTGATCCGTCACGCCGCAGGTCTGCATCCAGCGGCGCATGCCCCAGGAGCGGCAGCCCTCAATGATGCCGCCGTTTTCCTGTTCGCAGCACCAGGCCAGCAGAGAGATCCAGGTGGCGCGCTGTATGGGTTCCGCCCCGATATATTCGGGGCTGGAAAACAAGGCTGTTGGGATATTGATGAATTCCATAATTAAAAAAGCGTCAGTTGGAGGGTATAGTTCATCCACAGGATTCAATCTTCTTGCCGGCTTCCTTTCCTAAGGATTTGCCTCTTTTCCCAAGCATCCAAAATCAAATGAGCATGCTTTGCGGCGAGCGCCAGCTCTCCAAGATGATATTTTTTTCCGGTCAGGGGCGCGCTGCGTAGCTCGTGCCTCCACGGCATATAACACAAGCACTCATAGTCGGCATACTCCCGGCGGAATTCCGCAAGTCTTTTGTATGCCTTCCAATAGCCGATGCGCGCCTTTTGGCATGGCGTCAAGGGCATGATCTTCATGCGAACCTCCTTTCCAAAATAGATGCCTGTTCCGGGGTAAGATACTGCCAGCTCTGCGGCGGACGGGTCAGTCCAATGGCAGAGAGGGGCACGGCATTCAAAAACAGTTCGGGCGCTCCTATTCCCCAATCCCAACAGGGCAAATAATTTACAAGTTCCGCAAATCCTACCCTTGCCTGCGCGGCCAAAATGCGAATAGCGTTTTCACCTCTCGATTCTGTAACTAAAGAGGCTCCGTACATTTCACATTTTCCTATAATGGCATGATTTCCGTTTTTTCCGCTTTCATATAAATAAATGGTTGTATTCCCTCTCTTAAATTTCAAGGGTGCTGTTTTTCTTACCTCGTCGTGTTTTTCGTCATTAAGAATATATCTTGAATAAGGCCGCCTGACGGATAAGAGGATGTTAATCATTGCTCCCTCCTTTCTGATCAAGTTCCCAATATTTATAAGGCTCATCCTCACAATCTACGAGGCATTCGATACAAGGAGACTTATAGCTAGCACGGTTCCAATATTTACAATTATCACAACTTTTGCTGATCTTCTCAGTCTGCTCAATCTCCCACGGCCACTTATCAACATCGTCTGGGTTTATTGTATGGTTGTCCCCGTATTCATCTTTTATTACCAGTTCACAGCTGCGAACATCCTTATCAAATACTGTTCTGGAAACATTATCGCATACAATCGCATCCCCCGGCCAGACCCTCATAATGGGAGGAAACAGGGAAACAAGCCTATCCATATCTTCAATACATGCCTTCTTGGTTTTCCAAAAATGGGAACTTTGGAAGGAACAATTGTAGCAACCAGCAACCCAGTCGGTTGTTATTCCATGGACATCATATCCTCGTATGGGTTTCAACGGTACACCGCAAACAGGGCATTTAGGCGTTTTCATCGTCCCTCCTTTCAAACACGATTTCCACCTGTCCGGCGCGGCCCAAGTCATGAATCCGGTCAATCCCGGCGCAGTCCAGCGTCCTATCGTCAATCCCCATGGCCTTGCAGGCCCCGTCCAGATACGCCTTGCAGCGTGCCAGGCAATTATCCGCATCCGGCTTATTGCCCTTGTAAAACCAGACCACCCGGTAATGCGTCGGCAGCATCCTGCGTCCATTCAGGGCTTCACAAGTCCGGCCCCAGGCTATATTCCGGGCACGGCTCTTGGCAGCCGTCTTCTTATAACCGGCCACAATAGCCCCCCTCACGCAGAGGGGAGTCTTGGCGTTAGGCGAGAGTTCCCGCGGCGTGTGGGGCAAGGTAATGGTCAGCGTGGTCATCATGCCGCACCTCCTTCCCACCCCCTTTTAAGTTCCCAGCGCGGAATGCGGAAATACCGCGGCAAGGCCACAGCCCCCGGATAAATCCCCGTCGCCACGCACTCGGCGTACTGGCGCAGGGCGGCCATATACTGCCCCCGGTAATGCTCCAGGGCCTCCTGATCCATCCGCACCTCGGAAATGCAGTAAGGAGCTGCCGACTCCATAAACACAAACATGAAATTCCGGCGTATCCCGAAAATCGCCTCATACAAATCGCAGTACAAGGCAGCCTGCCAGCCGTACCCGTAGCGGGCCATATCCCGGTCAATCAGGCCGGAATCCTCCACGGGCGTGGAAGTCGTCTTCATATCAATAATCGGCATCTCTTCATCGTGGGGGAGAATGTCAATCATCCCCGTAATCGTAATCGGGACCGGCGGCTTGTCCGGCGCGTACTCAATGAGCAGCGTCTTGTACATCGCCACTTGGGAATCAAACGAATCCCCCAGCACCAGCCCATGTTCGGTTCGCAGGTAATTATTAAAAATCCCCACGGCCTTCTGCGCTTCTGCGTACTCCTCCGGCGTCAGAACGGCTCCCCCACGGTCGGCAAACGCCGCCCAGCGGGCTGCTTGCCCGTCGTCCTGCTTTGTCTTGGACACGGAGCCATTCTTATTCACCCCCGGAAGCCACTCTTCCACGAGATACTGATTCTGGAACTGATCCGGTGTTAAAACCAGGCAATCCACCAGGGAACCAAACCGGAACCCCTGGGAAACCTTCTCTATCCCTTCATCCTGCCGGTACTTCCATTTATAGGGATTCCGGGCAAAATCCATCAGCATGGACTTGGAAACACAGTAAGGAATCCCCTTCTTGGAATCGTGGTACGCCTGCGGATTATCCACGCGGCCGCAAGCCACCCCGGAAGATGCAAACCCCGATAAATCTAACACATTCATGGTCAAATATCCTTTCTATCCTGCATGCTTACTTCCCGGAGGCCCCCACCCAGGCAACCACCTGGTTGAAATTCGCCACCAGCCATTCAAGCGTCTTAGGCGGGAACGTCTCTTCCCGGCTGGCTCCCTGCACGTAATAAATCTGCCGGCCTCGGCAGAAATTCACTACCTGGGGCATCGTCACGCCGTGGTCACGCAGCAGCTTCTCCAGATCTGCCACGCTCACGGCAGATTCCGGTTCCAACTTCAACTCAACCGCAGGATCGGGAGCGGAAACAACTTCCGGTTCAAGGGGCTTCTCTTCCTGCCTGGAATCCGCTGCTACAGGCGGAGGTACAGAAGCACCCGCAAGAGGATTGCCGCCGGAAGACTTTTTGGAAGTGCCTGTTACGTTCCGCATATCGGGCCCGGTATCTTCCGCATCGGCATCCGTATAAGAATTGCCCGTCACTTCATTGTAAAGCCAGCATTTTGCCTTTCTCTCCGCCTTCCCCAGAATAGCGTCATGCCCCATTCCGGCATTCACCCGGATTGCAAGTTCCAGCGTCTTTTCATGGGATTGTCCTCCGTTGTGTTGCCAGGTGATCTTCGGCGTAACAATCGCCCCCTTATCTTCTTTCATTCGGGCCAGTCCCAAATCAATGCTGTAAGTCAAGCCGGGAACCTTTTTCAGCAAGGCGGTAAACCCCTCCTTGGTGATATAATCCCGCCCGGAAATAATATTGAACTGGTTTCCGGTCATCTGTACCCCCTTCAACAAGGCGGAAATGGCGCATTCCCGCACCGTATTAACCGGATAGCCTCTCTCTTTATCCTTATCTGTTCGAAAGCCCAGGGGGGAGCCTTGAAGAGACATAATAGGCTTCATAACCTCATCAGTCAGCGCTTCCCGGAGGGATGCAATGGCATTGGCGATCATAAATGCCTTCTTGAACCCGGTCAGGTCATTGCAAAGACCGGTTTCAGCCAGTTGGTCTAATTTGTCGGCAACGGTCATCAAATCCTGTTGCTTATTGGGATTCGTTAGTGTATTCATAACTCGTTACTTATTGTAATTTTGTAGGTTGCATTCGTAACAGGCCGGGGTTCGGTTGCCGCCGTCCCCGGCCAACTGAATCAGTCTTGGCACTCCTCGCACTCGCAGCCAGCGATTCCGAGCATGGCGGCAATGGGGTTCATCTGATCCTTCATTTTCTCTTTCCTTTGTGCCTCAAGGAATAAACGAACTCCCTCCCCTATGGTTTTTACATTGGAATCAAAGCATTCATTTGCTTTAAGGAGGTAGCCACAGGCTCCCGTCCAAGTATAAACCGTGGTATTTGCTCCATCCGACACAAACACGGCATTAGAAGCTCTGAATATCCGAAGGATTTCTTCTTCATTTTTAAGGATGGCTGTAACGACAACATTTCCGTCGTAACGGCCTACCAAATCCATGACATGATCAATCGCTTTTCGGAGTTCTTCCTTCGTAACGGGCGCTTGTTCGGCAGCGGTATCGCAGCAGCAGGCTTCGTCGGGCGTGCAGAGCTGCGCATTGTTTTCTTCGGTGTTGGTATTGTCCATTATATTGGTATTCTATTGGTTATTGCTTCCTCATGCCGTGAGGGCGGGACGGTTTTTCCAAGCCGTCAAAAGGATTCGGGCAATCCGGCGTAAACCCGGAATGCGGACTCTTGCCGGCCTGCAGCTCGGCGTTATCCAGCTCCACCGCCAGCCAGAACAGGCTTACAGCGGAAAGACCACAGGAGCAGGCTCCCAGAAATTTGAAAAAACTCTTCATGCCGCAGCCCCCTTTCGTCTTCTGCGCGGGGGAAGAATATTCATATCCACTCCATTCACTTGAGGCTTCTGCGCATGATCCTGCTGATGGATATAGCGCCATACAGACAGGGCAGGGAACTCATAGGGGCATCCGGCGCTTCCTGTTCCGGGCAATGCCTGAATGCTGCCGTCCTGGACAAGGGCAAGAATACGCTCTCTTCCCCAGCCCGTCATGAACCTCACGTCATCCAGAGTGACAACTACCTTGCCACGGAAGGCGGTAATCGCCTGCGCCTCGTCGGAATCAGGCAATTCCACGCTTGCCGCCTCCGGGGAGGAAGGAACAGGAGAAGAAGCAGCCTCCTTAAGAACCCTGGCTATGGTTTCCAGGGCATCCGCCAGACTCTTCAACGTTTTTTCATTCGTGCTCATATTCGGTTAATTAAAATGGCCGCCCGGACGGGACTTTACGCCGCCCCGCGCCTGCCAGACCGTATTACTCTATATACCGTGTTTCGATTTGTGTTTTGGTTTCAGGCCCCACCTGGGCCGGGCGATTAGTTAAAGCTCGTGCCAGCCGAGCAGCTTCAATTCTTCGATAAGGGCTTCTTCCATGGTTCAGTCGATATGGCCGTCAGGGTTGTCGCACTGCGCGGCGTGGTCCACTTCCCACTGGTCAATCGCCAGCGTCAAATCGTCCATGAGGCCCTCCGCTTCCCGGATGGCGACGTATTCTCCATTCACCCGGATGCACCGATCTTCGTTGTCGTATTCGATAATCATCATTGTTAGGTTTGAAATAGTTAGGGTTATCGGGTACTCTCCTGTGCATGCAGCCATTCCAATTTCTTTCGCAGTTGATCGACCTCGTAACTCGAAAGGAAACAACAGCCATCATCATGTGCGCATGCGCCCTTATCCTCTGGCTGCCCGAGCAAATGGCGCAATGGCTTCACATTCATGAATGGCGCAACCAGTATGGCCACATGATAGGGTTCGCCTTTCTTGTGAGTTTCAGCAGCCTTGTTGTAGTAATCAGTAAGCGGGCTTTTGCCGCTGGGGTATATATGTTCGAGCTCCGGAAAAAGAAAAGGATGCGTCAACGCCAAGCGGCCCAGGAACGAGCGAAAGAAGAACGTGTGAAGCAAACCCTCCAAACTCTCACTGAAGATGAGAAGAAAATCATCTCTAAATACACCTCGGATTACACGATTCATCAGTATCTTGATCCTTACAACCCAATCTCCTTGGCGTTGACTAACAAAGGCATCCTCACTCCTAACGGAGTCATCTTCCTGAGTAACGGATGGAAGCAAACCTTCCTTCTCACTCCACCGGTCATCAAGTACCTTTATGGAGATCACGAGATCAGGAGCGTGCAGTAAAAGGTTTCCTCTCATGCCGCCGGCTTCTTGGGGTTCTTCGAGCGGGGGAGATCGCGGGCCGTGGTTAGTACAAACCCAAGCCTTTGAGCTTCTCGGATAAGAAGGGACTTCATTACTTCTTTGGGACGTATTCCTTGCTCGGCATAGGCCAGCAGACAGTTCTTGATGCCGTCCTCCATTTCGCTGAATTTGATGATTGAGTACATGGCGTATTACGTTTGATGAACACAAATTACTGCGAACGTCTACGTTTCGCAAGAAAATTATTCTGCGTTTGTTGATATCAATTCATTTTTTAATGTTGCAATATCAACAAAATGTAGTAATATCAACGTATGACACCGACTAAGGAAGACATAAAAAAATGGCTCAAGGACTCCGGAAAATCCCGCGAATGGCTCGCGGAACAATGTGGAGTCGATAAAAGGACTGTTGATCTCTGGTTGAGTGTCTCTCGTAAAGTTCCCTCAAAAGCCCTCCTCATCATTCAGCGTCTCATGACAGATAAAATTTCCCCCATTCCTCCCCAAGTGGAGATTGATTTCACGGACGAGGAATGGGAGGTAATAAGCGCAGCCATGACCGCCACCCAGCAAACGTTCATGGAGTTTATCAACAGCGCCTTCCGTAACGCGCTCAAAGAGTTTGCAGACATAGCCCTTCAAAACGCCGCCAAAGAAAAAGAAGCCGCCCGTAAGAAATTTACCTTGGTAGAAACATTTACAGTCCCCCCCTTGGAAGCCCAGGGACAAATCATCGGCAACATTGCCGCCGGCAACCTGGCGGATGGAGACACCATTCCGCAGGACATCCGGCTATACCGTGAACTGGAAAAAGGGGAATACCTGCTGCGCGTGAACGGCCACTCTATGGAACCTTCCATTCCGGACGGCTCCGTAGTCATCATGAAAAAATACACCATCCCCCCCATCCCCAAACCCGGAACCATTGTTCAATACCATGATGAACGCGGCGTGACGCTCAAAAAACTGGTCCGCAGGAAAAACCCGGAAACCGGCAAAATGGAATACACCCTCCATCCCATCAACCCTGCCTTCGGAGACATCGAACCAATGGACGGCGGCAAAATCTCCGCTCTATACGTGGAAACCCTGGACAGGTGGGAGAAAGCTTGACGCAATCCAAAGCATCCTTCTTTGTCGTCCTAAAACACAAAGGTCTCCTAAACTACGGAGACATAGAACCGTAACCATACGAAAGAAGGCTATGTTGCACAACTAGGCAACATAGCCTTCTTCATGGCTTAAAATTTAGATTTCTTCTAAATCATCATCGTCACACACTTGTTCCCCTGAATCTTCATCACTATACCCTGCCATCCGTTCTTGAACGTCAGGTTCAAAATTATTATCTACTACTATTCTCTCTTCGTCAGGATGAATACGGTTCCAATGATCGACATCTGCATTTAGCTGAAATAAATCTCCAATAACTTGCTCTCGTCGTAAGGTTTTAGCGCCAAGCATCATTTCTCTATCTGCTTTATCTGTTTCAACCCATAAAAGGCCTTGCCCTTTAGAGTCATAGGGGTCTCTTACAGATTGATATGTTCGGTAAGGAACCCCTGAACATTCATCAATTTTTGTCGACTGCCGAGCTAAAGAGGAAAACTTCCTTGCCAATAACTCTGTTGGAGTTTTTGGTGTTGGTGCTTGATACCCCTTAGCCATTGCATATTCTGCAAGCTCTAGATGAGTCCACACCTCTTTACCCGTATCCTTTTTGAATTCCTCAACAAGGAATTCAAATTCTTTAATTTCATTGCGCTTTTTCATATCAATTTTTATATTGTTAAAATATCTCCCCAACCGTCAACCAAAGCTCCTCGCGTGACGATGCTACGAATTTTTACAATGTGATCTCCAAACCTATTATATGCATTAAGTTTATGACGAAGTTGTCCTGCAACAAGTCCAGGATGCACATTAATAGTACGGGCAAATCCAATAATATCTCTTGAATAAAAATAAGGGTATTTCCTGTCAATAAAATTCTTGAGCTTGTCTTGAGGAACACAAAATTCAAGAGCAGCTTTATTTGCCAAACTTTCTTCAACACTAGATAGGCTAGACTCTTCGGAGGATGTCATGAGTCCCATATCAATAGCAGGAGATTTTTTACCATGCCCTCTTAAGACATGCTCAAGTTCATGTCTGAGCACAAACCAAAAATTATCTATTCTATCAAACCTTAAAGACATGCCTATAACAGGCTTGTTTTCGTCAAGCCATAAGCAAACTCCATCTATTTTTGAGCCTTTCAATGACTCAACAATAACAAAGCGAATACCTGCACGCATTATCATATCAGATATACTTCGTAAAGCTGGAGCTGATACGCGATACTCTTCCAAATCTTTAATAAGTTTCTTACAAGTTGCTATAGAAAAAGCAGGAACCATCATCGAATGAGCAAGAGATTTCACACGTTGCATCCACGCAAGCTGTATGCCTGATGCTGATTGATCCTTGTCTGTTTTTTTCGCAGCATAACTCATGTGGCTTACTTCATCTAGAGAATCAACTTGAAAAAAACGCTTGAGTTCATTTGTAATAACATCAATGTCCTTAATACCATCGACATTAATCCATCCTCTTTTGATCATCTCTTGAATAGGGAAGGAAGAAAACACTTTTGCTTTTTTCTCTAATCCCTTATCCGATTTCCTTTTTATGGTTGCCAGAGCTAAATCATAAGTGTTCTGCAAACGCATAAATATATTAGCATCCACAGAAAAAATTTCAGAAAGGGAAAGTGCTGTATTAGCATCCATCCTTTTAGCTCCGGAAATAAGTTTGTTTACCGTTGACTCATCAACTCCTAAAACGGTAGAAAGGACACGTTTTGTCCAGCCATTTTGCTCAAGAAGATGCTGAATTAGCTGTCCAGGGTACTTGTACTCCTCTTCGTGTTTCATGCGTTTATGTTTACCATTCCTGAAGATGATTGCAAGAAAAACTTTCCACTAATAGAAAACAAATAAAACACTAAACAAATAATTCACTTATTTTTAGAGTGTTGCGAATCAGCATGCTAGTTATTAAAAAGGCTGATTCTTCCATTCGGACAGCGTCCATTGAAACTCTCCTCTCTTCTCGTATCTTCAACATCACTTATGCGAATACGAGATCTGATTAGACGCTTACGAAATGCCGGATTCATTCTGCAGCAAGGACAAGGACGGGGTTCCCATCGTGTATACGATCATCCTCATGGCCAGACGGTGACTATCCCGGGCCACGATAATAACAATGCCCCCCACTATCTTATAGCTCAGGTACGGGATGCTATTGAAGCTGCAGGTGGAACTTGGGAAGATTAACAGCACCTGACTCCATTCAGG